TCAAAAGGTCAGCGTGACGGTCTTGGATGCGCCCCGACCGACAAGGGCGGAGAGCTGGTAGATACGGATTTCGAGCGTGTCGCCGGGACCGAGCGGCGCGCCCCAGTCGGCGGTCTGCTGGGTCGCGGTGTAGATCGTGCTGTTGGTGGCCGCGCTCAGCACGCGCTTCACGGTCGCACCGTCGAGGATCTCGACCTCGTAAGCCTCCAGTTCCTCGGCCAGCGGCACCTCGAGCCCGCCCCAGCTGTCGGCGGCGAGTGCGCGGGATCGGCGCGTCCAGCGGATGGTCAGGTCCCCGGCCGTGCGCGGTCTGCGCCAAGGCTGCTCGACATGGGCGACCGAGAACGGGCGAAGCCCCACGCCCTCGGGCGTGAAGGCCTGCGCGACGTAGGTCTCGTCGCTGACCGGGCGGCTCGCGGGGCCGATGCGCCAGTTCCACGGAATGCCGAGATCGGCCTCGGCGATCGGCAGCGATGCCAGCGCTGCGTCGAGTACCACGACCCGCGCACCAGAAGGCGCCGGATTGCCCATGGCGCCCTCGGTGCCGCGCTGGCCGCGCAGGAGTCGGGTCAGGCGATACCGGCCAGGGGCGATCAGTTCGGCCGCGCCCGCCTGCACGACCTCCCAGACGCCGGGCGCGCTCTCGATGGCGATGGCATTGGCGCCGCCGAACAGGGTCAAATCGGTGACGCTTTCCAGCGTGCCGGTCAGCAGATCGACCACCAGCGCGTTGCCGAGATCGAAGCGCGAGGTCGGCCCGGCGTAGAAGTCCGAGACCAGCGTGCCGATCCGGGCGCGTGTGACAAACGTGGTCAGCAGGTCGAAGCCGTCCGTCGATGGGCTTCGATAAACCGCGATCTCGCCGGGCCAAGGCACCGCATGCGCCGCCGCGAAGGGCCGATGCGCGGCCTGATCTTCGGTCAGCTGCGGCAGATCGAGAAGGACCGCGTCCGGCGCGCCGAAGACGACGGCCTGAGACAGCGCCGAGGGTCGCGGAGCCCCGGGCGGCAGATCGTATGCCTCTCGGTCCTGGCGCACTGCCTCGATGCCGCGCGCGTCGGCGTCGGCAATCGAGATGAGTCGCATCGGGATGGACCGGCCGTCATGGGCGAGCACGACGACATCGGTCGGGTCGAGTGCCAGCCGCGAGGGCGGAAGACGGAACGCCGCCGTCTCGCGACCGGTCCAAGCTTCCATCAGCGCGCGCCGGCAGCGGCGCTCCGCTTCCTCGGGCGGCACGGCCATCGGGAAGCTCTCGGAGGCGATGCGCGTCGTGTCGACGGTGATGCGCCTGGCCTCGACCTGAGCCGCTTCGTAATCCTCGTCGGCCCGGGCGACCTGCCACTTCAGGGCCTGCGGCAGTTCGGTCTCCTGGCCGCGCGTCAGTTCCAGCACGTCGCCCTCGCGGGCTGCGACGAGATCGTCGGGTGTGACGTTTGCCACCGCCGCCCGCCCACGCATGACGAAGCGGATCACGCCCTCGGTCTCGACGGCGTCGAAGCCGAAGTGGCGCGACAGCGTGGTGATCGAGGCGCGCGGGCTTTCGAGCGCCGTGATTGCGTAGCCCTCGACCGCACCCCAGAGCCCGGTGACGTCGATGCGATCCTCGGGCAATTCGGCGCGCAGGCAGAGATGGCGGACAAGCGCCGCCAGCGATACCGCGCCGAGCCGCCCGGTCAGCCAGTGGCCCAGACGCCAGTTGGGGCCATCGGTCCAGACGTCGGTCAGTTCGGGAAAGAACGGATACGGCCGCGCGTCCCAGGTCCAGGCCGCGCATTCCGGCACATCGACCATCCGGTCGCCGTAGACCGACGAGAGCGGGTTGTTCGTGGCGTCTTTCCAGAACAGATAGGTCGCCTCGAGATAGGCGCGCTGGATGGTATCGTCGCGCCAGCCCCGCGAGAAATACGGCGTGAAGCTCTCCGAGGACTTCGGGTCGAAGAAGACGTTGGGCTGGTTGGTGCCCCGGTCGATGGCCGGGCAGCCGAGTTCGGTGAAACGGATGGGCTTCGATTGCGGCACCCAAGCCGTCGGCGTGCCGCTCTCCGCCCCACCGGGGCGATTATGATGCGGGTTGGTCCACCAGCTGCGCAGATCCTTGTATCGGAAGACCCATGGCTTGCCCGCCGCACCATCGGTGATCGGCGTCCGGACCTGCGCCGACCGATCCGCCGCCGAAGCATAGAACCAGTCGAAGCCTTCGCGGCCCGCGATGTTCGCCTGCAGATAGGCCCGGTCGTAGATCGCGGGCCAGCCCTCGGCCGCGTCCACATGCCCGAACCCGTCGCGCCAGTCCGACAGCGGCATGTAGTTGTCGATGCCGACGAAATTGATGTTGGCATCCGACCAGAGCGGGTCGAGGTGAAAATAGACATCGCCACTGCCGTCGCTGGGATGGTGCCCGAAGTATTCAGACCAGTCGGCCGCATAGCCGATTTCCGTGCCTGCTCCGAGGATGGTGCGCACATCGCCAGCGAGCGCCTTGAACGCAGTGACGGCGGGATAGCTGCTGGCACCCGAGCGGATGGTGGTCAGGCCGCGCATCTCCGAGCCGATCAGGAAGGCATCGACTCCGCCCGCCACCACGCAGAGGTGGGCGTAGTGCAGCATCATCCGGCGCAGACCCCAGTCGCCGGACGGGCCGGTCCAGGAGACGTTGTCGCCCGAGATCGCGAAGTCGGAAGGGTCCGCGCTGCCGAAGAACGCCGAGACCTGGCTCGACGCCGTAGTCGTCTTGTCCACGCTCCCGGCGTAGCCTGCCGCGGGCGAACAGGTGATCCGGCCGCGCCAGGGAAAAGCGGGCTGACCGGTCTCGGCGGCGGTGTCGGAATACGGATTCGGCAGCGCGTTGCCGGGCGGGACGTCCATCAGGATGAAGGGATAGAAGGTCACGCGCAGCCCGCGCGCCTTCATCTCGCGGATCGCCTGCACCACCGCGAAATCGGCGGGCGTGCCGCCATAGACCGGGCGATCCTCGGCGTCGCGGCTGACGAGGAAGGCATTCGCCCGGCTGACGCCATTGACCGACCAGCCGACCGGCGTCGTGGACTTGAACGCAACCTCGACGCCCGGGCGCAGCTTGCAGGAACCCGCGCGCAGGTCGTCACCAAACCATGCGACTACGAGGCTGACGCTTTCGACGGCCGGCGCCATGGCCTGCAGCCGGTCCAGCGCCACGACCATGTCGGCGGTGTCGGGAAGCGCGTTCAGGTTTTCGGCCTGCGTCGCGCCGCCCGAGGATTTGCGGATGGCTTGGGTGGCATAGGTGAACTCGCCCGAGGCCGGGATCAGGGTGACGGCGCGGGTCAGCCCCTCGGCGGTATCGGGGTCGGCGAGTGGCCGGAACACCTCGAAGGAGAGCTGCGGCAGGCGGTTGCCGTAGCTCGAGAGCGGCAGTTCCTCGAAAACGACATAGGCGGTGCCGCGGTAGGCCGGCGTGTTGGCCGCGCCCATCTTGGCCGAAATGAACGGATCAGCCGCCTGCGCCTCGTCGCCCGGATACCAGCGCCAAGTGACGCCGGAGAGGTCCATCAGCTTGCCGTCGGCCCAGATGCGCCCGATGCCGGTGATCGGGCCCTCGCACAAGGCGACGGCGAAGGAGGCGTAGTACAGGAACTCGGTCGTCTTGACCTTGCCGCCCCCGCCGCCCTTGCCGCCGCCCTGCGTGGTGGTCTTCGTCTCCTCGCGGAAATCGGTGGCCCAGATTATGTTTCCGCCGATCCGCATCCGGCCGTAGAGCCGCGGGATCACCGCGCCCTCGGTCGAGGACGTGATGCGCAGGCTGTCGAGCCGCGCGCCTTCGATCCGCTGCGTCGGCGCGAGCGAGGACACGATCCAGCTGTCGACGACAGAGCCGATGGTGGAACCGATGAAGCCGCCAATGGTCGCGGCGCTGACGCCGAGGATCGCGCCACCGATCGAACCGCCAATGGCGGCACCGGCGGCGCCGAGAATGAGGGTGGCCATGTCGGGGTCTCAGCGTTGCGGAAACAGAAAGGCGAAGGCGATGCGCCGCCGCCAGGCTTGGGTCAGAGGCTCCTCGATCACGCCAAGCCGCTCATAGGCGTGGAGGAAGGTGTCGGGCCCGGTCAGGATCGCGACATGCTTGGCGATGGCGCGCGGCATCATCCGAAAGAGGACCAGCGCACCGGGACCGGCATCGGCTGAGGCGATCTCCGGCATCATGCGCCGCGCGCCCTCGGCCAGAACCTCGCGCAGGCCAGTCTCGCCCCAGTCGCGGCTGTAGGGCGGGATCGGGAATGGCTCTGGGCCCACGACTTCGCGCCACACGCCTCGGGCAAGACCAAGGCAGTCGCAGCCGACGCCCTTGAGGCTCGCCTGGTCGTGATAGGGCGTCCCGAGCCAGGAACGCGCTGCCGAGATAACCTTGTACGGGACGGCCGACTTCACAGCACACCACCATCATGGCCGCCATCCTTGGTGGCGTAGCGCAGAACGGCGTCCTGGCCGGGGATATGCGGGAAGCCGCGGAAGTTGGCGGTGTTGGCAAACTTCGCGCCGCAGGTCTCGATCCGCTTGTCGCAGCCCGCGCGGATGGTGAACGCGTCGCCCTCGGCGATCGCGCGCACCGGCGCTTCAAGCAGGGTCAGCACGGCGATGCCGTCCGTGACGTCATGGCCCAGCACCTCGGTGCGCCGCCCTGCGTTCGCGCCGCTCGTCCAGTCCAGCGTGCCGAACGTGAACCAGCCAGCGTCGAAGCCGCCTAGACCGGAGGCAGTGAAAGCCCGGTCCCGCAGGAGATCGACGACGGCGCCCGTGCCCTTGAAGGCGGGGCTCTCCAGATCGACGCCGCAGTGGGCATCGCCGAGTGCCGCGTCGCAGGTCGCCTGGAAGGTCCGCCCGACCGTCTGGCCCAGCACGTGCGCGAGCGAGCGGACCTCCGCGACGAAGGCCAGCCGCCCGCGCCGGATCTGGCCAATGGCGCCGCGCCGCATCAGAACGCGCTGGCCGGTATCGGCCCAGTTCACGCGCCAGACCTCGACCGCCGCGTTGTCCCAGCGGCCATCGAGGATATCGGTCTCGGTAATGCGGTCCGAGGTCAGCACGCCTTCGGCGTCCTGCGCATCGACGGACAGGTCCGAGCCGGAGCGCACCTCGGACGCCGTTAGCCCGCTCTCGGGCTCGAAATCGGTGCCGTCGAAGTTCACCGTGCGGTCGTGGTCAGTGAAGCCGAAGGTGACGCCGTCAGCCCGGGCGATCCGCCAGCACCAAGCGAGCGTCGTCGTGCCCTCGTCGAGATGGGCTTGCAGAGCGGGCGAGAGGGATTTCACTTCCGCCCCCAGCCGCGAAGCAACGCCAGAGAGGCCAGTGCGGACGAGACCACACCACCGCCAGCCCCGGTCAGGGCATAGAGATTGAAGGGCCTCAGGTCGAAGGTGCCGGTCGCCAGATCGAAATCCGCCAGCCCGGCCATCGCCAGACCAGAGGCCGCCAGACAGGCAAGGTAGATCAGCCCACGCGCGAGGTTCCAGTTCATGATGTTGCCTTTCCTGTGAAATGGTCCAAAAGCCTCCGCCACCAAGACGGGGCGACAACGGATTGCGTCGGCACCGGCGCGCTTGCGGGGCGCAGCAGCGCCAGCGCCTCGCCCTCGGTCAGGCGCCGGATCGGTCGCGAGAAATCGACGCGGCCGTTGCGGTCGACCGACCAGACGGGGATGGTTCCGGCGGGATAGCGGCCCGTGACGAAGAGGTCGCGCTCAGCCTCGCGGCGCGGGCGGATCGCGGCGGGCTTGAGCCAGCCCATGAAAGCCGCTGCGGCTGCGGCTTTGTCGCCCGCGTTCAGGTGCCAGGTGAGCGCTGCCTTGGCGATGCCGCCGGTGTTGTAATGGAAGGACAACAGCGCATCGAACTCGTGCGGCTCAAGCGGCACCTTCACAGCGCGCAGGACGGCAGCCTCGTAGCGCGCGAGGTCGGCCCGGAAGACCCGGAACGCCTCGCGGATCCCGGCATCGAGATCGGCGGGCATGCCGCGCGGCATCGTGGCGGGATCGGGTGCCCCGGCGGCAGCCGTGTGGCCGATGCCGAAGGTCCAGACCTGTTTAACATCACGGTAAGGTCCGGGCACGATGCCTTCGTGCCGGACGAGGGCCAGAAGCCCACGGTCGGTCATCTGCATGGAAATCACCCCAGCAGCGAGAGGATCAGGATCAGCGCGGCGATGGCGATGCCGATGCCCAGGCGGTGGCGGAAGGCCTGGCCGGGATCGGACGGATCGCAGCGTAGGGAGCGCGCGAGGCGAATAAGGTCATGCATCGCCATCGCCTTTCCCGGCATGGCGCAGGCGGGCGAGCAGCACTTCGATGAAGGCGGGACCGAAGACGCCGACCAGATACGCGGCCGATCCGGCCGCGCCCCCGGCCGGGATCGCCTCGGGCGGCAGGCTGAGCCAGCGGGTGATGACGGCCATGGAGAGGCTACCCATCCCGGCCGCGATCAGACCGCCGAGCAGGATGTGGCGCAGCGCGTCGCGCAGCAGCATTTTCGTCGTCAGCGCGTTGGTCGCACCGCCGAGCGCGCCCCAGGCGGCGAGGATCACGGCGGTGGAGGCGAGCAACTCCTTCAGCGCCGCCGCCAGAAATCCGGTTTCGTCGTTCATCGTCGGATCTCCAGAAGCGGGATGGAGGTGATGGAGCCCAGCCGCTCGAGGTCAAGCGTCACGTCGAGCACGTCCGTGTCAAAGCGGACCGGGACATCGAACTCGAAGCCCGCGGTGACGGTGACGCCGGAACCCGGCGCTGCGGCGAAGGTGATGACGCCGGTCGTGGTATCGACGGACCAGCCAGAGAGTTGCTCGACCCCGCCGAGGGCGATGCGCACGGTGTCAGCGACCGGCTTGGCGATGGTCCGCACCCACGACTGGCTGCCCGAGGCGTAGCGCTTCACCAGTTGGAAGGTGGTCGTCGCGCCAACGCCGGTGCCGATCGCCTGATCGGTGGGCGAAGGCGTGCCCGAGGGAAGGCAGGATTTGTGATCGCCCCAGTCCTTGAACCGGAAGCCATGGAGGCGACCGTTCCGCGCCTCGAAGAAGGCCACGACCGCCGCCAGATCGTCGGCGCGGCGGATGCCGTAGGCGACGTCATAGCGGCGGCGGGAGTTCGCCCAGCTGGCGTTCCTCTCCTCGTCACCCGAGGCCAGCTCGACGATCTGCGTGCGCCGCTCCGGCCCGCCGCGCGCGCCTCGGCTGATGTTGTCCGGGAACCGGACCTCATGGAACGCCATGGCCTACATCCCCCTCCGCCCGAGCGACACCGCCCGGGCGATGTCCGCCGCGACCTGCGTGCGGGACTGCCGGAAGCTCTCGGCGTCGCGCGCCATGATGGTGACATTGATCCCGCTGACCGCGCCGTAGCTCTGCGCCTCGCGGCGCGAGAGCACGCGCTCGCCTCGTTGCAGGATCGCCGGAACCTCGTCGTGCCGAAGGCCGACAGCGCCGCCCGAATGCATCCGGGGCGCGGCGGCGAAGGCCATGGCCGGGACCATGCGCGACGGTCCCGTAGAGCCGACCATGCCGCCCGCGTGCAGGATGTTGGCGAAGATCCCGCCCGCGCCGCCGAGCGCACCCGAGAGCGCGTTGGCGATGGGGCCGAGGATGAACCGCCGCGCCGCGAGCTTCGCCAGATCAGCGATGAGCGAAGTCACCAGATCGCGGAAGTTCAGCTTGCCGGTCTTCACGAACTCCCCGACTGCGTCCTCCGCCGATTGGAACGCGCTGACAAGGCTCTGGCCGATATCTCCGCCGATCTCCCGGGCCCGGCTGGCGTAGTCCGAGAGCGCCGCCGTCACGGCCTGCCAGCCGGTCAGGGCACGCTCGGCCCCTTCGCCAGCGGCGGTTCCGGCGTCGCGGGCCGCGCCCCCGGCACCATTGGCTGCGGCAGTGGTGTCGTCGAGCCCGGCCGCGAGTGCATCGGCGGAGGTCGCTGCATCCATCAGCGCGGCCTCAGACTCCGTGCCGGAGCCAGTCACGGCATCCTTCAGCGCCTGCCAGGCGGCAAGCGGCCGGGTCGCGGCATCGGTCAGCATGCCAGCGGCCTCGCGATAGGCATCGGCCCGGGCGCGCGCGTCATCCGCCATCGCGCCGAGCCCGAGATCGGGCGGCGCGATGTAGGTCCGGGAGAGCGCCGCCGAAAACGCATCGGCCGCTGCCGTTCCGGCCGCCGTCGCTGCACCCTCGAACGGGTTGTCGATCCGGCTCAGGTCCACCGCGTCGAGCGTGCCGATCCGCACGCCGCCTTCGCCGGTCGCCCATTCGGGCAGCAGGGCCAGCGCGGCGTTCAGGGTCTCGATGAAGCTGTTGATGCGGGTGACCACGCCGTTCAGCATGGCCTCCACCCCGCCGATCAGACCGTTCGCGGCCTGGTAAGCGAAGTCACCGATGGCCCCTGGCAGGCTGCCCCAGATCGCCACCGCGCCGTCATAGGCTCCTTGGAAGATCGCGACAGTGCGGTCCCCAAAACCCACGACGCCCGCGACGGTGCCGTCGAGCGCAGAGAGCGCGGCGGCCTTCAGCCCCTCCCATCCGGCAGCCATGCGGGCCAGCGCGGCGTCGAGCGCGAGCCCGACCCGCGACCAGACCTCGGAGGCCAGATCGGAGAGCAACCGGAAGGCCTCGCCGACCCCGCCCACGCGGGCGACGAATTGGGACAGCTGATAGATCAGCTCGCCGACGCCGACGATCAGGGCACCGATGCCGGTGCGGATCAATGCCCCGCGCAGGACGACGAGAGCGGTTGCGAATCCACGCACCGACAGTGCGGCGGCGGCCAGCCCGGCGACCCAGCGGCCCGCGAGGAAGGTCGCGAAGGTCACGGCATAGGTGGTCAGGCGGCCGATATTGTCGAAGAGACCGCGAATGGCGATGCCGAGCGGCCCGGTGCGGCTGGCAATGGCAGCCATCGCGTTGGCAACCGCCTCGAGCGCCGGGGCCGCAGCGACGGCCAGCTGGTTCGAGAGCCCGCGCCAGATCAGACCGAGCCGGGAGATCGCGTCGTTCGTCCGCTCGATCTGGTCGGCGTCCTGTTCGGAGACCACCACCCCGAAGGCAAGGACGTCCTCGGTCGCCTGGCGCAGTGTCGCCGTGTCGATGCGCGACATGGCAATGGAGCCTTCCTCGCCAAAAAGCTGACCCGCGACGGCCGCGCGCTCGGCGGCGGGCACGAAGTTCTCGATGGCGGCGTTGATCGCGCCGACGCGCTGGTCCAGCGGCAGGGCGATAAGCTCATTTGCCGAAAGCCCGAGCCGGTCCAGCGCGTCGGCGGCAGGACCGCTCCCTGCGGCCGCCTGGCTGAGACGACGCGTCAGATCCTTGGTGGCCTGCTCGATGCCGGACATGGAGACACCCGCCAGTTCGCCCGCACGCTCCAGCGTCTGGATCGAGGCGACAGTGGTGCCGAGCGACTGCGCGAGCTTGGCCTGCGCGTCGACGGTCTGCAGGCCGGAGCGGATCATCGCCACGCCAGCGGCGGCGGCAGCTGCCACGGCGGCTGCGGCCGCTACGCGCACGCGCCGCGAGAAGGCCGCAAGCCGGGTGTTCGCGGCCTCCATCTCGCGGCTCAGCCGACCGAAACCGCGCGACCCGGCTTCACCGACGCCTTCCAGCTCGGCGCGCACCTGCCGACCACCGACCGCCGCAAGGCGGACGCTGACGCGTTTTTCAGCCATTGGGGCGTTCCATCTGTTCGTTGAGCTTGGCGACCATCACCGCTTCGATGACGGGCAGCAGTTCGGCGGCGGCAGCGGGCGGCACATCGAGGGCGTCACCGAGCGCCAGCGCCGCCGACATGTCCCAGCCGATCACCGCGCCGGGCAGAACCCGGAGTTGGCCGCCGAGGCGGCCGACCAGGTCCCAGACCTGCCAACCCTCATGGGTCAGCGGTCGGTTCAGCCGCTCCGGGCAGTCTTCGCACGCCGTTTGGCAGGCGTCGCAGTACTGCTCGCCCCCGCCGAAGGACCACTCGGCGAGAGCGCGGAGGCGTTTTTTTCCTGTTCCAGCAGCAGGCCCTTCGAGACGTAGGTCAGCTGGAAAGCCTCGAAGATCGGCCAGATATCGAGCAGTGCGTCGATGGCCTCGGGGCTGGGATCGATCGGCTTGCCGTCCGCATCGCCGATGCCCTCCCAGGCGAGCACCGCGCGGCGTGCCAGCGCCTTGGCGAAAGCCACGGCGCGCTCCTCGTCCGATACCTCCTCGGGCACCGCCTCGACGGCCGGGTCGCTGCGCGTCGCCACCATCAGCGCGGTGGTCAGCGGGCGCAGCTGCACCCGCACGCCGGGGGCGAGGTCATGCCAGCGGGGCGCGTTCGTCAGGTCGAGCGTCAGCATCAATAGGTCTCCACGTCGTTCACGAGGGTTGCGGTGCACATCCGGCCGACGGTGCTGTCGCGGGCGGCCTGCCAGTCGAAGGTGGCCTGCACGCCCTGCGGCCCGGAAATCTCGATCCGGGGGCGCGGCAGGAAGACGGCGTGCACGGTGAAGGTGAAGCTCTCGCCCGAGGGCAGGACGTAGGCAAACTCGAGCTCGCAGGGATCGCCATTGATCGCCTGCGTCACCAGTGTGCTGTCGGCGAAACGGACCTCGATCGAGCCCGTCAGCGCCGCGATGGACGGGTCCGCGCCGTCGATGCGGCCGTCCGAACGGATGGTCTCGATCCGGTCGAGGTTGTTGGCATAGGCGATGTCGGCGGAGACCACATTGCCGAGGGCCGAGCCGTTCCGCGTGATCGACCCGTTGAAATGGCCGAACCGCTTCAGCTCCAGCGCAGCCGGAGTTCCGGCGCTAGTCGTCGTTCCCACCGTCTCGCCCTGTGCCACCAGCCGCGCGGTGGCCGTAAGCAGCCCCGAGCGCTGCATCTGCCAGGTGATCTGGTCGAGCACGCAGCCCGAATACATGGCGTAGCGCGGCACCTCGGGCATGCCGGTCTCGATGGAAAGGCTCGGCAGAGTCCAGGCACCTGACTGGAACTCATGTGTCCAGGGACCGGTACCGGTGGTGGTCGGCGCGCCGAAGGCCGCCTTCAGCCAGAAGCCAAAGGCCTCCGCGTCGAGCGGCACGACGACATCGCCATCGGCCGTCACCGCGTCCTTGATCGGTGCCAGCGGATCGCGGCCGTAGCCGAGAAGCTCGGAGTTCAACAGCGGCTGCTCCGCGCCGAGCGTGGTGCTGGCGAAGGGCATCTTCGTGAAGCCGCCAGCGGGCGGCGTGCCATACGTGGTCTCGAACGCAAGCGCCATCTGCGCCCGCGCCCCCTGGGCTCGTGCCATGGTGTTCTCCTCGGGTTGTCGGGATCAGCCGAGCGGGTCGGCCGTGGTGTAGTGCAGGACGACCGGGATCACGGCAGCCTTCAGGCTGGCCGCGCCCTCGACCGGCAGATCGACTGGCCTCGGCGCTTCCGCCTCGACCCAGTCGCAGAGCCCACCAAGCGTCCGGTCGGCGGCGAGCGCCGCGCCGATGCTGGCGGTCAGCATGTCGAAGGCGGTGTCACGGCCGGTGCCCTGCACGACAGCCTCGATCTCGGCGCGATGCTGGTAATGGTAGCGAAGGGGCGACAGCGTCACTTCCGGCTCTCCGGGCTCACCGTCGCGCAGGATCAGCAGGCCCTCGACCGGCACGCGCTCGGGCAGCACCTCGCCACGCAGGGCGGTGGCGGGCAACGCCGAAAGCCGCGCGTGCAGCGCGGCGAGGATGGTTTCGCGTGGGGTGGGCATATCCGCGCTTTCGTCTAAGGTGTCGAAAAGCAAACCAAATCGACGAGATTACGATGCAACTGATGATGGGCGGCATAAACGGGAACTATCTCACCAACATCACGCTGAACGCGGCCGCTGAGACGCAGGAGGTTCTGGCAGCGGTCGCGTACGCGACCGAAATGGATCTTCTATTCGACTGGTGTTGGAACAACGGCATTCCGCTCAAGTATTACGGTCGCCTCGACGAAGGCGTAGCGGTCAAACCTTCCATCTTGTCCTCGTTCCTCGCCCGCAAGTCGGCCCGTTTCCAATGCCGCCTCGTTCAGCATCACCATGCGAAGGTAATCTGGTGGCGCGAGTACGGCCTCTACATCGGCTCCGCGAACCTCTCTGCGAGTGCCTGGTACAAGAACGTCGAGGCCGGCTGCTTCTTTCCCGAGGCCGAGATCACAGATGAAATGGCAGAAGATATCCTTGAACTCTTCGCTGTACTTGATCGGAACTCGACACCGCTGACAGACGAGTTACTCGCTGTCATGCTGAAGCGCGCAAAGCAGCTAGCCAGCTCGGAGCCGCCTTCCGACGAGTTCTGGAAAAGCCCGAGTTTCAACAAGTGGTCCGGGCTCGTGCAGACCGGGAAGAAGAAGGCCAATGACCGCCGCCGCGAGGCATTCCTCGAGGAATGGCACTCTACTCTTCAGCAGCTTCGCGATATCGGGAACTTGGTGAGCAAGCCCGAGAACAGACCCTCCTGGATCGACGCCAATGCGCCTGCAGGCGCTCAGGGCGATCAGTTCCTCCATGCACACTACTACCAGCGCACCTTCGATGGGCGCAGAGCCCTCTACGCCGACCATTTCGAACAGAACAAGCGGAACCCTGATGCCGCGCTCGCAGACGCCATCAATTGGTGGCGCAATCTGTCCAAGGCCCCGTCCGAAGAGGACGTCATGTTGAATTCCACCGCACCCATGCTGCGGGAGGCGCTCACTGCCGAGGCCATTGACGATATGGACTATGAGGCCTTCCGCGAGATCTGCATGGGCATACATTCCATCAAGGACTATGCGCGACGCGTCGCCAACAAGGCTGTAGGTCTTCGTGAGGACGGAACGACGTACACGATACCGGAAAAGGTCGACGCGCTCTCGATGCGGATTTGGGGCGACAAGTCCGCAGGCGGCAACGACGTGAAGCAACTCTTGAAGTTCATCCTCTATGGTGGTCCGGAGGCACAGTTGCCCGAGCGCCTCTGGACCGCATTTCATGACCCGAAATGGAAAATCGAAGGTCTCGGGGTCAGTGCACTGGGCGAACTCGTGGGGTGGGCGCTACCGGATCGCTTCCCACCTCGGAACGGGCGAACGTCGAAATCTCTCAAGTCTCTGGGCTATGACGTTACGGTACACGTCGGGTAGCTATCCGAATTTACCGTCCACCCAGTTCGCCACGATCAGCCCCGGCACGCTGTCCAGCGCCCGATCTGCATCCCGCGCAAGGTCGAGCCGTTTCGGCAGCTTCACCTGCGGCACCAGCAGGAAAATCGGCGCGGTGACCTTGCCGCGCCCGGTCTTTGATCGCGACACGACCGCTTGGCCTTTGGTGTTCAGCCGTCCTTCGGCCACCAGCAGGCTCGGGCCCGTCCGGCGATAGACGAAGCGCAGGCGCAACCCGCGACGCCGTTCCCATTCGCCTGGGGTGATCCGGCCGCCGCGCAGCGACTTGCCTGCGGCGGGTAGCGGGATCGCCAGCCAGAACCCGTTCTTCGAGCGGATCAGCGGCCCGGTGTCGTGGGCGCTGACGATCACCGGGGCCTGGGACCAGACCAGCGCGGCGGCGTCGAGGCTTTCGCCCGCCTTCGGAAACGTCTGGCTGCGGATCGTGTTGGCGAGCCGTGTGCCGAGCCCTGCGCCGGTGACCTGCAAGCGCCACGCGGCCTTGAGCCCGGTCTCGGCCTCGCGCATAGCTGTCGTCACCGCGCGTTCGCCCGCCACCACCTCAGCCTGCATCATCGCGACGATGTCGGGATCGATGTCGAGCTTCAGTTTTGTAACTCCTCCACTCATCGAACGTCGCCTTTGCTATGGTGGGGTTTCGATAGCCGGGAGAGGGTCGCCGTTTTAGTTTCGAGGCATTGTCCTCGTGCGTGAGGTTGGCGCCCTCGACCGGCGTTCCGGGCTCGAACGGTATCCTGGGGCTGGCGCGCTTTTCCTGTCCCCGCTTGTACAAGGCTGAGCGTGGACGTCGGTTTCGAGGCTCCCCGGCCCATAGGGAGGAGGGAAGGATGTTTGCCGGGATCGATGTTGCCTCCGAGCGCCATGTGCTGGCGCGGCTGGACGGTACGGGACAGCCGCTGGGCCGACCGATCGGAATTGACGAGGATGCGGGCGGCTACCGCATGCTGCTCGAGGCGCTGGGACCGCCTCCGGCGCTTGTCGTGATGGAAGCGACGGGCCACTACTGGAAGAACCTCTATGCGACGCTTGTCGCCGAGGGCCATGACGTGGTGCTCCTGAACCCGATCGTGGCGCGCCGGTTCCAGCAGGCCCAGCTGGAGCGCACCAAGACCGATGCCATCGACGCTGCGGCGCTCGCGCGCTTCGCCTTCGAGAAGCGTCCGGCCCCGAGCTACATTCCCGACGCCGCCGCCGAAGCGTTGCGGGAACTGGTGCGTCACCGCGACCGGCTGCAGCAGGATTTCGAGGATCGCGTCCTGCAGTTGCACCGCTTGGTTGATCTCGGGTTTCCGGAATTCACACGTTACGTCAAGGGCATGCATACGATGCTCGCGACCGCGCTGCTCTCGGAATGCCCGACTGCGGCGGCCTTCGCACGTACCCCACCCCGCCGTTTGGCCAAGCTGCGTTACGACGGCCGTCACAGGGTCGGCGAGGACCTTGCCGAACGGCTGGTCGAGGCGGCCAGACGGTCTGTCGGTCAGCATCACGGGCCGGTCTACGATTTGCAGGTCCGCCACATCTGCCAGGATCTCGACCTCTGGCGCCGCCGCCTGAAGGAACTCGACAGCGATATCGGCGGACTGCTCGACGCCCATGAGGTCGGCCGCTTGCTGACCAGCATCGACGGCATCGGCCCCAATTCGGCCGCGCGCATCATCGCCATCGTCGGTGACCCGGCCCGATTCCGGTCTGCAGGGGCCTTCGCCGCCTATGTCGGTGTCGTGCCCGCCCTCCGGCAATCGGGCAAGCGCACAGGAACCCGAGCGGCAACCGGGTTCGGCAATGCCAAGCTGCGACGCGCGCTCTGGATGACCGTGCTTGCCGCCGTCCGGCTGAACGACTGGCTGCGCCCGTTCTACGAACGGTTGCGCGCCGCCGGAAAGCCGCCAAAGCTTGCCCTCATCGCGGCCATGCGCAAGCTGCTCCACGCAGTCTACAGCGTCGCCAAGAACCGCAAACCGTTCGTTCCCATCACGGAGCAGGCGCGAGCGGCGTAGACGCCAAATATCGAAGTCGATCGCGCCTGCGGCATCAGAAAACACTTGATCAACGTCACGGTATCTCACGCGGGCCTCAGATCGACGGTCCAGACCAGCCGCTCGCGGTCGCGGAAGGGCTCGCCCTGGATGAGGAAGGCGTCGCCCTCGGTCTCGATCCGGTCGCCGGGGCGCGGGTTTGCCACCTCGGCCACCTGTAGATCCACGCGCGTGGTCTCGGACCAGATCCTTGCATCGCCGAAATCCGTAACCGCGTCCGCGCGCCGGGCGACGACGCGCACCTGAACGGGCGCGCCGCCCTCGGGCGTGTAGACCGCATCCCTGCCGATATTCGGATCGGCGAAGAGCGCGCCAACGGCGGCGGCGAAAGCGTTCATCAGAACGCGCCGTTCAACCGCACCCGGCCAATGGTGTCACCGGCCCCGCCTGCGACCGCCTCGGTGGCGACACCGATCAGCGTGTTCGAGGTGGCCACGTTGGTCGTGCGCTTGTTGGTGTCGTCCCAATAGATCCTGGCACCGGCGGTCCAGGCCTGTGAGCCGATCTTGGTGATGTCGAAGACGCCGGTGAGCGCGGCCTCGACCGTTTCGCCGAGGGCGGCGGAGCCGGAGGCCACGCCGAAGATGGAGCCGACGAGCAAGCCATCGCCAGAAACGACGGCATAGGGCGCGGTCAGGGTGATGGTGTTGCCGGGCTGGACGTAGGTTTTCATGGGGAGAATCCTCGTGGAAAGACGAAGGGCGGCCCGTGTGGACCGCCCGTGTGTCAGGGTTCAGCATGGGGTGCGAGTTACGCGCCCGGGTTCTTGTAGAGGCCGCGCCAGTCGATGGCCTTGGCGCCGAAGTCGAGGCGGCACTTGATTTCGACGCCGTCGACATCGAAGCCGTTGCGGGTCTCGATATAGGCGCCCTGCTGACCCTCGAGATAGGCGTATTCGATGGTGTCGACTTGGTTGGGGCTTGCGGCCAGATACCAGGCGGTGGCGCTGGCGGCATCGAGGCGCGGCTCGCTGATCGGCGAGAGGGTGCGGATCGACTGCGGCACCACGCTGGAGGTCGCAGCAGGCACGAGGTTCTGAGCCACGAGCTGTTCGGCTTTCAGCTCCAGCGCGGCGGGCACGATCAGGAAGGCGGGGCGGATGTTCAGCACCGTCTTCTTGTCGAGGCCGGTCTGCAGCGCCATCGCGGCGCGCGCCGCACCCACCGCATCGACGGCCAGCGCCGCGCCGGTGCCCGCGAGGTTCTTGTGGTTGGCGTGGAACAGCGCCGTGCCATCGGCCATCGCCGGGTTCGCGGTGATGATGCCCCAGACGACGTCGCTTTCCAGCTGGGCGATGGAGTTGCCGTACATCGCGGGGATCCGAGTGAAAGCGTCGAGATCGTCGTTGATCAGCACCTGGCGGGTGATGGCGACCACTCGGCCATAGGTCTTGACCTTGTAGCTTTCCTTGCTCTCGCCCAGCGTGCCGCGCTTGAACTCGCCGCTTTCGCCCACTTCCAGAAGCTGCGGCGCCTCGCCGAGCTGGACCCGGTGCATGGACTTGAAGTCGGTCGCCAGCACCTGGCGGCAGAAGAGCGCGAAGGTCCGGGGATAGGCGTCATAGGCCTGCCGCAGGGTCTTGTTGGTGACGGCCGAGAGGATCTCGGGGAAGTCCGAGGTCGAGTGCAACGCGCGCGTCGCCACCTCGTCGCGCGAAAGGCCGCGCGTGTTGACCCCGGCATTGCCGAGGCTCTCGCGTGCCAGTTCCAGCAGCGTCATGCCGCGATACTGCCGGGCGGCGTCATCCAGCTGGAACAGCGTCGGGCTGTAGCGGTGCAGCAGCGCGTTCGCCACGGCATCGCGGCGGGTGACGCGTTCATCCCGGCCGCCAAGGGGGACGGAGACATGGGGGAAGGTCCGGGTCTCGTCCGATTTCGTGGCGACCTGGTCGAGGATCAGGCGGCGGGATTCGTCCACGCTGACGCCGCGCTTGACCAGATCCTCGGCGAAGCTGCGCTCGAGGTTCAACCGCCCGGCCAGATCGTAGATGGTCGAGACGCGGTCGCGCTCGGCCTCGCGGGCGCGGGTCGCGATGGCTTCGGTATCCGGGGCCTCAGGCTTGGGAGCCTTGAGCTGGCTGCGCGTCTCGGCCGCGCGCGTCTGCGCCTCGGCCGCGCCGGTCTTGTCGTCGGGCATGGTGATCTCCTCGGTCGCTGCCGTATCGGTTGTGTCGTCGGCCGGTGCGGCCGGGGTCGTCTTGTCGGTCATCGGGGATGCTCCTTCGCTGGTTTCGGCGTCCCGGCGATGGAGGACGCAGTCGTGTTGTTCGCCCTTGGCGCGGAAGCCCGCGGCGGGATCGGCGCCGACCGGCACGGCCGAAATCTCGAACGGGGTCCAGTCGACCGCCCGCCAAAGCTCGCGCCCGCCATCGGGTTTCGAGATGTCGAAGCGGTGGACCTGATAGCCGATCGAGACCGCGCGGATGTGCCCGGCCTGGATGTCGCGCCAGATCGGCTCGACGTCGGCGCGTTCGCTGATCCGCACCAGCGCGATGCCGCGGCCGTTCTCGATCCGGGCCGAGCCCGGCACGACCGAACCGATGACCGCGTCGAGCGTGTCGAGCTCGTGCACCTTCAGGAAGGGCGCGCCCGCGTTCAGCCGGTCGAGACGGACATGGGCCGGGTCGAGGCTCAGTTCCTCGTCATAGGGCTCGCCGAAGAAGCTGGCGCGACGAACGCGGGCGCCCGCCGACCAGATCACCTCGACGGTGCGCGCGTCCGGGTCGACGCTGTTTGGCGCAAGCTCCGCCGACCGGCGCAGGGCCGGCAGTTCGATCATCGTATCCATTGGGTCAGTCCTGTTGGTCGGCCTGCGTCGGTGTGGTTTCCGGATCGGCGGGGGCTGTCGGGTCGCCCGCCTGCGCGCTGCCGGTCTTGGTGACGCGGCGCGGGTCGCTGTCGAGCACGAGGCCGAGGTCGTCGAGTTTGGCGTTTGTCGCGGCGATCTCGGCCAGCACGGCGTCGGGGTTGCGCCCCTGCCGGGCGATGGCCTGCGCGAGGGTCATGGTGCCCGACCGGATGGCCAGCAAGTCCGCCATCGCATCCTTCTGCGGATCGACGGCCTCGAACTTCGGCGGCTGCCATTCGACCGGGACATCGGGTGTCGGGATCTGACCCGCCGCCCATGCGGCTTCCGTGAACCAGCGCCAGACCGGCGCGCAGAACATCGGGATGAACAGCTGCCACTGCACGGCATCGATCTGGCGGCGGAACTCGACGAGCCCCGCCCGGATCGAGGAATAGTTGACCTGGGACAGGTCCCCGGTCAGCAGCTCGTAGGGCACGCGGAACCCGGCCGAGATCGTGTGCAGGCTCGCCCGCTTGTACTCGCCGTAGCCGCCGGTGGCCGCGGGCTGGTTGAAGCGGATGTCCTTGCCGCCACGGGCATAGGCGATCAGCCCGGGCTCGAACTGCTCGACCCGGTTGCCATCGGCATCGACCACGGAGGGCGCGATGCCCTGCTGCGCCTCGTCATCGCCGAATACGATGGCGGTGACGCAGGCCTCGGTCTTCTTGCGGACCAGTTCGGCGACCTCGTAGTCGTCGAGATCGCGCAAGCTGCGGATCACCGGCGCGCCCCAGGGAACGCCCCGCGCCTGCGTGCGCTGCTTTTCGTAGACATGGGCGATCTCGCTCGCCGGGACCGGGCGGCTCTGCAACCCGTTCTGCAAGGCCCCGTAGGCGTCACCGGGATGTTCGGCATGGAGCCAGTACGCGCGGCGCTTGCCGACCTGGTCGAACTCGATCCCTTGGACTAAGCGTGCCGCGCCGAGCGCGCCGGATTTCGAGGCGTCGAGGAAGTCGGCCTCCAGCACCTGCAATTGCAGCGGCACGGGCAATCCGTCGCTCGCGCGCCGCAGGCGGCGGCGCACCAGCACCTCGCCCGCCTCGACCATCTCGCGGCAGATCAGCGTCTGCAAACCGTAGAAGTCGAGCTGACCATCGGCATCGCACTCCGCCGTCCAGCGCTCGAAAAGATCATCGACCCTGCGGTCCACGGCCTCGTTACCACTCGCGGCGCGCGGCATGATCCCCGCGCCGATGATGTTGTTCACCAGCACCGCGACGGCTTTCGCCGCATGCGGGTTGTTGCGCACCAGATCCCGCATCCGGTCGCGCAAGAGCGCCCCGGCCACGCCGATCTCGGTGTCGGCGGAGGATCCCGGCGCGCGCCAGCCCTCCGTGCGCCGCCCCTTGGACGCGCCGTCGTAGCCGCGCGTCAGGGTCTCGAAGGCCTGCCGTGCCAAGACGCGTCGTGCCGCCATGCGCGGAGCGACCGAAGCGATGGCATGGTCCATCCAGTTCGCGGACATCAGCGGTCCCCTCGGGAGAAGCCCGCGAGCCCGGCCACCGGCAACGGCCGGGTGGTGCCCGCAATGGCACGCTCGATAGTGCGGATGCGGGCGAGCAGATCCTCGGCCGAGCCATAGTCCACGGATTTGCCGTCATAGCTCACCCGGGTCGTGCCGCTGGCATAGGCCCGGCGCAGCGCCGAGAGCTCGGTTTCCGTCCAGTCCGTCATCAAAACCATCCTCCGCGCCGTCCAAGCCAGTCGGAGCGGCGCTTGCCTTGTGGGGCCTGTCCGGGACGGTGAATTTGTCCGGCCGGATCGGTGTCACCATCGGGGGCGGCCCCGAGTTGATCCTCGAGGTCGCGCCATTTTTCCTCAGTCCAGCGGTCCGCGCCCGCGATCCAGGCGGCGGCGCGGGCATAGACCCGGCAATCCAGCGCCTCGTTGCGCTCGCGCAGCTTCTGCCATTCGAGCTTGGCGAAGCCGCGTTTCGTGCGGACGGTGACCAGTTGCTCGGCCACGACCTGCTTCAGCCACTCGCTTTCCACCCATGTCGGCAGGTGGATCGTGCCGGGCGGAAAGGCCGCGCCCTCGGCGCGTTCTTCCTCAGTCGGCCGTCCCAGCCGCAGAAAGCGGTAGGTCTCGGCCTTGAAGGTCGAGACCGCCACGGTCCACAGCCGCGCGCCGCGCCGCAGGCGTTTTCCGCCCTCGGTCGCGTCGACGAAGGTCGGCCCCGACACCGGGCTCGAGCGGTTGAAGCCCTCGACGCCCTTCACCGGGGAAACCTGTGCAAACCCGGCGTTGCGCGACCAGGAATAGACAGCCGGGGCCTCGTAGCCGGTGTCGATGGCGAGCCGCGCGATGCGCAAATGCGCGCCGCGTTCGTGCGGCCAGCTTCGATCCAGCAGCGCAGTCAGTTCCGACCACGCGTCATGCCGATCCGGGCCGCCCTCAATCACGACGTGATCGACGAGCCAGCTTTCGAGCCCGCGCCCCCAAGCCCAGACATCGACCTCGATCCGGTCCTTCTGAACGTCGGCCCCGGCGGTCAGGAACAGACCACCCGCGGGCACCGTGCCCGGTTTCCAAGCCTCGCGCCGGTCGTAGAGACGCTGCCAGTCCGGGGCTTCACCGCTTTCGACCCAAGTCTCGCCCAGAGACGTATTAACGAAGGTCTTCATCGTCTCGTCCCCGCCGGAGCGGGCCGAGAGGAAGGCCCGCACCATCGCCTCCAGTCTGACCCAGGGCGAGTAGATCTCGTTCAAGTGAAACCCTGCCACGCCCGCGAATGTCTGCTCCGCCACCCAATGCCCTTTCGATACGGCCGCCCAGCGGGTCTCATCCCGCCACGCCGCATCGCAATCGGCGCAGTGGTAGCGAGCCGTTTCGGGCCGGTGCTCGCCTTGGGCCCCCTTGCTCCAGCGTACCTGTGTCCAGGTCAGCACCTGTTCTGCCCCACAGTCCGGGCATGGCACCCAGAACCGGCGCTGATCGCTTTCCCCAAAGGCTGCCTCGATCCGGCTGGTGCCCTTGTTCGTCGGCGTCGAGACCAGCACGATCTTGCGGTTCCAGAAGGTCACCGTGCGCTTCCTGGCGAGGTTGACAGGATCACCCTCGGCGCCCGCGCTGAACGGGTAGCGGTCCACCTCGTCGCACAGCAGCAGGCGGATCGGGCGGCTGGCCAGACCCGAGGGCGCGTTCGCGCCCACGATGGTCAGATGCCCGCCCGGAAACCGCTTGTGCAGGATCTTGTTGTTGCCGTCGCGCGAGCGCGGATCGGCGATCTTGCCCTGCAGGCAGGGCGTGTCGCGGGCCATCGGCGAAAAGCGGTCCTTCGACCAGGTTTCCGCGTCACGCTCGGTCGGCATCACCACCATGATCGGCGCGGGATCCTGATCGATGTGATAGCCGCAGGCGTTGTTCAGCACCTCGGTCTTGCCGACCTGGGCGGAGGACATGATGACCACCGTCTCCGTCGATGCGTCCGAGATCGCCTCCATGATCCCGCGCTGATATTCAGCCCGGCTCGTGCGCCATTGCCCGGGTTCGGCGCTGGCCTCAGAGCTCAGCCGCCGGTTCTGATCCGCCCAATCGCTGATCGTCAGTTCCGGCGGTGGGCGCAGCACCTTCAGCGCCGTCTCCACCGTCCGCTTCAGGATCGGCGAGCCCGTCAATGTCAGCGATGGCTTCGAGTTGGACATCTGGCTGCGCGAGATCATCGAGCACCTCGCGGATGGTCATTCGGATCAGATTCCGGGTGTCTCCGACGGTTGATTGTTCAAAAACCTGCGGCGCCAGCCGGTCCGGCAGCGCGAGCAAGCGGGTGCGCAGAAGTGCCAGAACGGCGATCCAGGCGGCCTCGATCTCTTCTGCCGCGATCAGCGCGCCACGCTTTTCCTCGGCCTCCATCTCGGCAAGATCAGCCCGCGCCCGAATGAAGCGCGCCCGCTCGGCCGCGTAATCCGGCGCACCGGCCTGCGCCTTCGATGCCTGTTCGCGCAGGTAGCGGACATAGCCGCGCACCGAGCCGATCAGGTCATATTGGCCGCGCTCGGCCTTCGGGATCACACCCTCGCGGCTCAGCTGCTGAACCCGGCGCTCCGAGAGATCAAGGAGCCGCGCGATCACGCCGATGGGTTGCGTGGCTGACGACATGAGATGATCCGAATTCTCCGATTAAAGCCATGTAATTGCTGCGATTATACTGGATGATGTGCCCCGGCAGAGCGAAGCTGATCCTACGAAAACGATGCACCCCAAGGAGCCTGCCATGACCCTCGCCGAACGCTACAACCTTGAAGCCGCCCGCCTGCTTCCGCACATGGCCGCCGACCTTCAGGTCGATCCCGCCATCACCCGCGCGACCGAGATCGACGAGATCGTCTTCCGGCGCGGCGAGTTTCTGGGCGGCATGGCCTGCGCGATCCTCGCGATGATCGAGCAGAAGAACTGAGGGGGCAGGATGATGACCGACCGCCACCAACTCCGCGCCGAAAAGGCCCGCCGGAACCAAGAAGTCGCGCTGGCGGCCTTCATTGAAAAGAAGGCCGAGATCGACACGATGCTCGCCCGCCTGCAGAGGCTGAGCGATGACCACTTCGACGCCCATCCCGACGAGATCAACTGGGGCCACGTCGGCACCCTCGAACACTACGCGAGCCTGTTGAAGCGCATCACCGACAGCGCGTTCGGCGAAGGCGAATTCGCAGACTGACCTCCGGGATCTCCGGACCTTCGCCGCGCGCGTGCGCGGCTTGGGGTCGTAGAAGGGATCGCGACGGACGCGACCCGAATACGGAGACGACCCCATGATCCAGCTTTCCGATACCCAAGCCATCATCCTGAGCGCCGCCGCGCAGCGGCCCGAGCACATCGCCCTGCCGCTGCCCGAGAGCCTGCGGGGCGGCGCCGCCGCCAAGGTGGTCGGCGCGATGCTTGCGAAGGGTTTGCTCGAAGAGGTCGATGCGAACATGCGCGAGGGCGAATCTGTCTGGCGTCAGACCGGCGACGGCCATGGCACCACGTTGGTCGCCACCGACTTGGGCCTTGCCGCCATCGGCATCGAAGCGAACATCTCCGCCGACCCCGAAACCGCATCCAAGACGCGCACGCCTCGCGAGGGCACCAAGCAGGCCACGCTGATCGCCATGCTGCGCGCGCCGAACGGCGCGACCATCGAGGAGATCATGGCCGCGACAGGCTGGCAGTCGCACACGGTGCGCGGCGCGATGGCCGGGGCGCTCAAGAAGAAGCTCGGGCTCGAAGTGACCTCGGAGAAGATCGAGGACCGGGGTCGCGTGTATAAGCTCCCTGCCGCCTGACGCGACCGAAGCACGACGCCGCTGCCTTGGACGGGCGGCGGCTTCACATACACGGAAACTGCCTTTCAGGACAGTCCGGCATCAGAGGCTGATGGTCTTTTGTCCGTTAGGTCGTCGATTATCTGTCCGAATTTGTTCATAAATTTGCATCTCGAGCGTTCGAGCACATTCTGGACCTTTCGCCCCTCAATCCAGCAAGGCTCCTCGGGAAATTTCTTCGCAGCGACCAGCTCACTCCAAAAAGAATCGCGTTCCGCATCCGTAGAAAGTCCCTGAAGCTCGCAGAGCACTTCAAAAGGGCTGCTTTTGCCACAGAGAGCATGGACCTCGTCATACCTCAGCTTTGCGGTCAGTATGACTTCGCCTTGCCGAAATTTGAAATGTGTGAGCGCCTTAGCGTTCAAACCACCAATTTCTTCGAACTCTATGACCCTCTTCTGAAAGGCTGGAACCGACCAAAGCGCGGGCACATTTAAGACTATTTCGTCTGCGCTCGGAAGGTGAGCAAAAACCGCCGAGAACGTGCCATCTCGGAGCGGATCTTTGAATTCCTGTGCGAACTTGGCGTCTGTGGTCCAGGACGCGACGCCCTCTTCGATGAATCCATTCAGAAAAAGGGGGCCCAAATCCCCGCCGTTTTGTTGGTTGTTCGGCACCAAGAAGCGTTTTCGGAAGCAAACTTTAGTGCATGTGACAAACTGTTCCGGCAGATGCTCCGCTGAAATTGCGTCCAATAGCTCTTTGGTAATTGGCAAGCGGCGCTTGCGGTCCTCGCGCCATCCGTTTTGCCACGCACCAAGAGCTGCCAGAAATCGGTCTGAGAACACAAAGTCACCTTGCTTAATAACGTCAATCGTCAGCGTACGCCCACAGTTATGGAGGCGCAAGTTGGCGCGCCTTGATGACTTTATCTCACCCTGATCGCCTCGAAGAGCCGCCGCAGAGCGAAGGAGCGCGCGATGCTCACCACAGTGAACACCGCGCCCATCTTCAGGTTCTGTGCCAGCGTCGTGTGCAGCCCGAAGATTGGGAAGATCAGGATCTGAGTGACGACCGCAACGCCGTAGCCGACGACAACGTTGGCGACGGACTCGACCAGCGACATGAGGCGGGACTGTTTCATGTCGCTGCCTCATCCATCGGCCAGCAGTTCAGCCGCCAGAGTTCGCAGCGCATGCGCCGCAACCAGGGGGACCACTCCGTTGCCACAGAGGCGAAGCCGGTCCACCCGGTGGGCCAGCCCATCAACGCCTCGACGAACAGCGGGTTCAAGGTTCGGCGCACATCGGAGGTATTCGGCCCAGCCAACGGCGTCACTAGGACCTGGCGGCCAAGCAGGCCGTTCACCGGCGTATTCGCCAGCGTCGTCGCACCATCCTTGTGATCCCGCGCTGTCGGAGTCATCCACATCTGACTGGCATGGGTAAGGTCTGCCGTCCGGCGATTGCCGGCGCTCGGCTTGTTTCCGTCCGTTGCCATCGGCGTCGGCCAATCCCGCGCCATCTGGTCCAGACCTTTCTCGTCGCGCCTGTCGCCGCCCCGGCTCCGAAAGCTGTCGGTCTGCGGCGTCGGCCACATCGAGGCCGTCGTCGCGAGATTCATGCCGTGCTGACCCGCCACCTGTGACGGCGAGGGCTTCGTCTGCCTGTTCTCGTTCGCGCTGGCCCGGGGCGTCGGCCAGAGCCGCAGCAGTTCCGTCCGGTTCCCGCCACTCGAGCGGGTTCCAGAGCAGGCGCGCGGGGTCGGCCAGCTCGTCTCCCTCGCGGATGGCGAGGATGAACAGCCGCTCCCGCTTGTGGGGCGCGCCGACTTCCGCCGCCGTGAAGAGGCCTGCCGCAAGGCGGTAGCCCATGCCGACCAGTCCGCTGGCGACTTCGGGGAAGCCGAGGCGGAGATGATGGGCGACATTCTCGAGGAAGACGAAGGGCGGTTCGACCTCACCGATGATGCGGGCGACATGCGGCCAGAGGTGCCGCGGGTCGTCCGCGCCGCGGCGCTTGCCCGCGACGGAGAACGGCTGGCACGGATAGCCCGCAGTGACGATGTCCACCGCGCCGCGCCATGGGCGGCCGTCGAAGGTGGCAACATCGTCCCAGACAGGCGCGTGATCCAAGGACGCGTCTTCCATCCGCGCCACGAGAGTGGCTGCGGCGTAGGTTTCCCGTTCGACATGGCCCACAGTTCGATATCCGGGCAAGGCGATGGTGAGCCCGAGGTCGATGCCACCGGCGCCGGAGCAGAGCGACAGGCCGAAGAGGCATGCGCCGCCTGTTCCGTCAGGCAGGCCTGCGGAAGGTAAAGCCAGGTCATCCATCCCTCAGCGGTCTTTGGTCTTGAGGTCGTCGTAGGGCGTTCCATCCCCGTCGAGGACGGCCTGTTTCCCGGTGAATTTCTGCCAGCGCTGGACGGCCACATCGACATAAGCCGGGTTCAGCTCGATGCCGTGGCAAACGCGGCCCGTGGTCTCGGCCGCGATCAGCGTGGTGCCCGATCCCATGAAGGGCTCGTAGATGGCCTGACCCGGGCTAGAATTGTTGAGGATCGGCCGGCGCATGCATTCCACGGGCTTTTGGGTGCCATGGACGGTCTTTTCGTCCTGGTCCTTGCCCGAGATGTGCCAGAGCGTCGTCTGCTTGCGGTCGCCCGCCCAATGGCCCTTGCCGGACTTGCGCACGGCGTACCAGGCGGGCTCGTGCTGCCAGTGATAATCGCCCCGGCTCAGAACCAGCCGCTCCTTGGCCCAGATGATCTGGGACCGGATGGTGAAGCCCGCGACCTCGAGGCTTTCCGCCACGGTCGCCGCGTGCAGCGCGCCGTGCCAGACATAGGCGACATCGCCGGGGAACAGCGCCCAAGCCTCGCGCCAATCGGCCCGATCATCGTTCAGCACTTTGCCGGTGCGCTTGGTCTTGGCCGCCCCCGCCTGGTTGCGCCAGCCCGGGTCGTATTCCACGCCGTAGGGCGGATCAGTGACCATCAGCAGCGGCTTCACCGGGCCGAGCAGCCGCTTGACATCGGTGGCGACCGTGCTGTCACCACAAAGAAGCCGGTGGTGCCCCAGAAGCCAGAGATCGCCGGGGCGGCTGATCGGCTCCTCCGGGGTTTCCGGGATCTCGTCTTCGCCTTCCTGCGGACCGGTGCCTGCATCGAGGCTCGACATCAGCGCATTCACCTCGTCCTCGGTGAAGCCGGTCAGGCCGAGATCGAAATCCGCCTCCAGCAGGTCCGCCAGTTCGAGGTTCAAGAGGTCCTTGTCCCATTCGGCATTCTCGCCCGAGCGGTTGTCCATGATCCGGAAGGCGCGGGCCTGCGAGGCTGTGAGCCCCTTGGCGACATGCACCGGCGCGGTCTTGAAGCCGAGCTTGCGCGCCGCCTCCAGCCTTGTGTGCCCGGCCAGCACGACCATCGCCTCATCCACCACAATAGGCTGTCGCCAGCCGAATTCTTGGATTGAGGCCGCGACCGTGGCGATTGCCTGCTCGTTGCGCCGGGGGTTGCGCGCATAGGGAATGATCTGCTCGAGCGGCAGGTCGACGACGTCCATGGGAATGTCCTTGGGGTGCCGGGCGGCGAAATGGGGGCCGGAACCGAAATGCCCCCGCAGGGCCGTTTCGGTTCAGGCATGGGGTGTCGGGCCGTCAGGCCCTTCGCTCGTTGCCGCGTGGGCCCAAGCGAAACGAAACGGCAGTTTTTAGGGGTGTCACTGGGAAACCCTCGCGCTTCGCCCGCCCGCATAGGGTGGACGCCGGGAAGGACCCGCCGATTTCAAGGAAATGCGCATCGCGTCGGCCCTGCTGTCGCGGGTCCGCGCGAACGGAAACGGGGAGAGCCGTCTTCCGACGCACTCTCCCCATCATATCCTTCAGATAGCATGGATCTGTTGCAGCTGTCGAAGATCAAAGTGTTGCAACACTTCATGCAGCCGCAGCATTCAGCCGCGCTGCGATTTTGGTGAGCGCGAGCTTGTGCTGGCGCCATGCCGTGCTGCGGTCGATGCCCAGATCGTAGGTGATCTGCTTCCACGGCCGCCTAGCGGCACGCCACCAGATCAGGCGGCGCTCGCTCTCGCCGAGCCAGAGCACCCAGTCGAAGGTCTGTTCGAGCCGCGAGATCGCGGCGGCCGAGGGCCAGACCCGCATCGGTTCGGGTTCCATGGCGAGGATCTCGCGCTCGGTGCGGATGACCTGCGGCCAGGCGTTGAAATAGCCCTGCACCTTCACGGGCGGCAGCTTGCGCAGGGTGCGGAACGCCTCCTCGAAGTGATCGGCGACGTCCTCGGCGGTCCAGATGTGTTCAGCCATGGCGCAGATCCTCGACCGGGCGCGGACCATAGAGCCGCGTGCCCAGCTGTTCGACGAGTTCGCGCTCGGGCCAGGTCAGGCGCTGGTCATCCACGCTGACGGCCAGCAGGCCCTGTTCGCGCCAGCCGTCTCGCTTCACCTCATCGGGCGACCGGCGCTGGCCGCCATAGCCCTTGGGATGGAACCTCATGCCGCACCTCCACGGGCGTCGAGGGCCCAGAGCAGGATGGCGATGGCATCGGCCTCGTTGTCGTCTGCGGGGCTGAAGCCCTTCGCGCGGGCCGCATCGATCATGGCCTGCTTGGGCGCGTTGCCCTTGCCGGTGGCGTGGCGCTTGATCGTGCCCACCGGCACGCCCTCGTAGGGGATGCCCCGCAGCTCGCCCCAGCTGGTGAGCGAGGCCATCAGCCCGCCATAGACATGGGCCGCGTCAGTTCCGGCATGGCGGCGGACCTCCTCGAACCAGATCGCGGCGATGGGCCCCGACAGGCGGTCCAATTCGGTCAGCCAGTTGGTGAAGCGCAAATAGCGCATGCCACCGCCGTCATAGCGCCCGGGCCGAAAGCTGGCGGTACCGCTGGTGATGAGCCCCTCGTGGCTGCGCAGCGCCCAGCCGGTCATGGTGCCGAGATCGAGCGCCAGGGTGGCGCAGAACCGTGGCCCCTGTGGGGCCGCGTAAGTCTGCGTCACGCGCGGGTGTTCGTTGGATTGGGTCATGAGAGACCTCCTCTTCGCGTTTGTGAGCGAGGCGAGCGGGCTGGCCGGTGAAGGCTGCGGTCTCGCCAGGCCCCGAAGGGTGGTCTGGTCAGTTCATGGGCTGGGCGGGTGTGCCGCCCGGCAAATCCTTCAGAACCTTCAGAGGGGCGCCTTGAAAGATTTCCGCCCCTAAGTGGTTCTCCTATATGTATAATATATAATCTTTCAATTATTCAATATTTCAATGGGTACCTGCTTCTCTCTTTTAGAGCGCGCGTGCACGCGTATAGGGGAAAGGGGTCCTCTTGAAAGATTGAAGGATTTAAAGGATTCGGTTTTTCCCCTTCGTTTCTGTTGCTTGGCGGCATTTCGGCTTCAAGGGCCGTTTCAGGCGGATTGAAGGATCTCCGGTCATCCGCCCCACCGCGCCATCCGGTAGACCATGGCCTGCTTGGTCGAGGAGCCGCGCATGCCGGTGGTGATGTCGCCGCTCTCGATCAGCGTCAGCAGGATTTCGTCGCGGTCGCGCGATTTCAGCCATTGGGAGGCGCGGGTAATCTCGGATTTGGTGATCCCCTTGGGCCCGGCCGCGCGGACGATCTCCTTCAACCGCTTCAGATGCGCCTCGGTCTCGGTGTCCGCTACATGGCGCTCGACCGCCTCCATGGTACGCCGCGCGTAATGGCGCACGAAGCCGATGGCCCAGTCCGCCGCGGTGATGTCGATCTCGGGGCGCACAGGATCGCGCCCGACAGCGACGATCAGCGCCAGCTTCAACGCGTTCTCTCCGATGCGGGCGAGAATGGCAGTGAAGGCCGTCCCGGCCGCCGCCCGGAGCTCCTCGGTCAGGGCGGCGCTGAGATCGGCAAACCGGGCGCGCGCCGCGTCGGACATCGACACGGTCATCGGGTTCACGGCGGTGTTCTGATCGGCGGTCTTGCCGGTCAGGTTGCCCTTCACGGCCCCGCCGCCTTTCGCGACCAGCTGGAGCGTGTGGATCAGCGCGGGCGGCGCTTGCCGGATGCCCACGGCGAGGTTCTCGTCCGGATAGTCCTCATCACTCGGCAGGATCAGAAAGCGCGCGAGTGAGCCGTCGACCACATTCGCGCCCTGCAGCGCGCCCCAGAAATGCAGCGGCGTCGTGGTGCCATAGACGCAGAGGCAGGGCTGGTTGATGTCGCGCCGCTCATTGGTGCCGTCGCGGTTCGCATATTCGGCCCCGAGGAAGATCCCGCCTGCCGCCGTGAAGAGCTCGGTCATGTTGTCGAGGATCTCGGTGATATGGCGCGGGCTGCGCTTGCGGTCGGCGGCGGCCGACAGGAACATCCCGAATTCGTCGATCTGGAACAGGATCGCGGGCTGACGGTGGAGCGCAGTCAAAAGCCCCGCGCCAGAGGCGATCTTGTTGCCGCCGAGATGGTGGGCAAGGCCTGCCTCGAAGAACACCTCGTTGATGATCTCGCGGGCGTGGTTCTTGCCCGAGCCGCTGTCAGCGATCCCCACGACATAAAGGTTCGAGCGCAGATTGCTGGTCGTGCGATACCGCCGCCCCATCAGCGCGCCGATGGCGCAGAGGCTGGCCCCGAGTGAGAGAAGCGGTTGCGGGCGGCGCGCCGTGGCCAGCATGTAGCCGGTCAGCTCGCCGACAAGACCGTCGGGAATGGTCAGGCTGAATGTCGGCTTTTCCGGGTCGGATACGGTCGGCGCGCTCCCCTCCAGCCGGGCCAGCAGATCGGCAGCGGGATGCGGGCCATCCTGATCGACGCTGCCATCAAGGCGCAAGGCGGCGTCGGGCTGCCAGCCACGCTCCATGGCGAGGTGGTAGATCGTGCCCGCGCCGATCCGGTCGGGCTTGAAGCTCGCCCAGGCGCGGGCAGTGGTCGCGGGCACATCCTTGGATGCCTGTGCCGACCAGGTGGCAAAGACCTCGCCGCCCTCATCGCCAAGCGCCCCTTTCAGCGCCATGCCGATGCGCATCCAGCTGTTGTAATCGAGCTCGTCATTCCGCAGCCATTCGAGCGCCGACCGGATGGCGGGCAAGGTGCCGATCTGCCCGTGGTTGCGCAGCATGGTGGCCGGTGCTGCCGATCGCAGCCCGCGCTGACGCAAAGCCTCTGGCAGGATCGCATAGGCCTCGTCGAGAAAGGCTGCCGCCGCTTCGGCCGTGATCTCCGGAAGCTCGCTAATATCGAGATCGGCCAGACCCTCGTCGGGCCAGACATAAGGCGCGCCGGTGTCGGGATGATCGGCATAGGCTAGGAACTGCTGCCCGAGGCAAAGCACTTCGAGCGGATGGCGTTTGATGCCCCGAAACGCTGCGGCCGTGCGATAGACCAGCATGCGCTTCGGGGCGCGGCCGATGCGCAGCGCGGGCGTGTCGCCGAGGCGCGCCCGGGCCAATGCCTCGATCTGCAGCGCCAGTTCGGCGTCCGCCGCGATGTCGATATCGACCGCCGCCACCGCGCCGCCGACGATGCCGATGCCGCAATCGGGCCAGGCAGCCCAGGTCGCGACCTCGACCTCGGTGGTCGGGCGTTCGGCATGGCGGTTCCATTCCGGGTAATCGGCCCAGCCGCCGCGCTGGAACCGGCCGGGCTTCTTGGTGCCCGGGCCGATCGGCAGGATGGCATAGCCATTGGTGACGAGCCGCGCGCCGAAGCGCGCCATCCAGGACGTGTCGGCCATCAGAACGGCACCTCCGGCGCCATCGCGTCGAGCCGGGTGCGATCCTTCGCCGCCAACGCGCGCAGATGGTCGCAATAGCCGGTGACGACGGCATCGAGAAACCGGGCCCATTCCTCCTCGGACAGGGTCGCGAGGTCGGACTTGCCGATGGCTTCCAGGTATTCGCCGCCCATCTGGCCGCCAAAGGCCATTGCCTCGGTCTCATTCGGGGTCGGATCGATCATGCCCTTCCTCCCATGGCAGAGGTCTTGACAGGCACGGCTGCAGAGCCGCTTGCCGCTGGCGTCACGCCGCGGGTCGGTGCGGCGGAACCCCGGTTCGAACCAGCCAAAGCCGCGAGGTTCCCGGTGGCAGACGGCGCAGAGGCCGGGGTCGGATGGGCGCATGGGGCGAACCTGTAACCGGAGATCTCAAGATAGCGGCCCGAGGGGCGGACCGAGATGTCGCTGGGGCACGCAAGGCGGCTCGTTTGCGCAAGGGCCTCGGCCACGCTCAGCGGCACGGGGCAGCCGGGCGCGCGCTTGCGCCACCACTCGGCCGCCTTCTGGCGGGCATAGCCCTGATGCTCGAGGCAGACCCATTCGCTGTAGGTCGCGAGGCCGCTGCTATAGGTCACCCTGAGCGACGGACGGCCGCCCGCCTTGTCGTGGCGGCTGTAGGAAACGCCCGTGACCGGAAGCCATTGTTGCTTCTGCGAAAGCACCGGCAGGGTGGCAGCCGTGGGGGCAATCTTCACCTCACGCGCCGGGAAGACATAGCCGCAATCCGGGCATTCCGTCGCCGAGAGCGCGATGATGCTGTCGCACTCCGGGCAGACCTTGGTCGGCGCCTCGCCCCCGCCGCCGTCACCGGGGCGCTTCGGCCGCACCAGATCGATGGGCCCGTGGCGGCGGACATTGCCGGCGAAGTCCAGCACCAGGCAGTTTTCCTTGCCCGGCGCGAGACGGGTGCCCCGACCGACCATCTGCACATAGAGCCCAGCCGATTGCGTCGGGCGCAGAAGCGCGATCAGGTCGACGCCCGGCGCGTTGAAGCCGGTGGTCAGCACGCCCATCGAGGCGAGCGCCCGGATTTCGCCGCGCTTGAAGGCGGCAAGGATCGCATCGCGCTCGTCCTTCGGCGTGTCGCCGAAAATCGTGCCGCAGCTGATACCCTGGCGGCCGAATTCCTCGGCCACATGGCGCGCGTGCTCGACGCCCGAACAGAAGGCCAGCCAGGATTTGCGGTCGCGGCCATGCGCGATGATCTCGGTCACGGCCGCGCGGGTGATGGCGTCCTGATCGACCGCCGCCGCCAGATCACGCGCAATGAAATCGCCCGCGCGGGTGCCCACCTTCGAGACATCCAGCCGGGTGGCCGGTTGCTTCGAGACCAGAGGGCTCAGATACCCCGCGTCGATCAGCTCACGGACCGGGGCCTCATATGCGATGTCGGTGAAGAGCGCATTCTGCCCTTCGTGCAGCATCCCACAGTCGAGCCGGAACGGCGTGGCGGTCAACCCGATCACCTTGAGCGCCGGGTTGATCGCTTTCAGCGCGTCGAGGAAGCGCCGATACATCGTGCTCGACTTGCCGGGGATCAGATGCGCCTCGTCGATCAGCACCAGATCGGTGTGGCCGATCTCGGCCGCGCGGCGGTGGATCGATTGGATGCCCGCGAAGAGGATCCGCGCCTGCGCCTCGCGCTTGCCGAGGCCCGCCGAATAGATGCCAGCGGGAGCTTCGGGCCAGAGGCCGATCATCTCGGCATGGTTCTGGGCGATCAACTCGCGCACATGGGTCACGATCAGGATGCGCTGATCGGGCCAGGCCTTCAGCACGCTCTCGATGAAGGACGCCATGACGAGCGACTTGCCGCCTGCGGTCGGAATGACCACCAGCGGATTGCCGGTATGGGTCTGGAAATAGCCGTAGATCGCGGTGATCGCGGCCTGTTGGTAGGGGCGCAGGGTCAGCATGGCGCGGCCTCCGGGGAACGGGCGTCATTGATCCAGGTCGAGCCATCGGCCATGCGGTAGGTGACGAGATCGTCGCCCGCATCGATGACCTCGCCCGGGATGAGATCGGGGATGAAAAGGTGGCGACCGCAGGCCGTGCGTTGCTCGGCAGGCGACAGCATCCGGTCGTGCCGCGCACAGTGCCAACTGCCCTCGACGGGCGTCGCATGCAGGCAGGACCGGCAGGTCACCGCGCCCCCACCGCCGTCATGGCAGGCGGCATGGTGATCGCAGAACCGGCATTCGAACCAGGCCGGGTCCTCGCTGATCCGCGCGGGCGGATGCTGAGCGAAGATGATGCGCCCCGCCTTTTCCAGCAGGCGCTCGGCCATGGCGCGGTCCGCCTCGATGCGCTCGACATGCAGCGCGTCGGTGTCCTTGCAGACCGCGACGTAGAGGGCGCGCGTGATGCCGGTCAGGTGCATGTAGATCTGCATCTGCGCGGCGTGCTGGGGCTTGGCCAGAACGACACCCTTGGCGACCAACTCGTTGAAGCTCTTGACCGAGTGCGTCTTGAATTCCAGCACATGCCAGGTCTTCGGCGCCTCCAGAAGCCCGAGGGCCACGCCGTCGAGCGAGCCGCCGAAATGGCCGCCATGGGCCTCGACCCGGAACTGGCGGCCGGTCTCGGGATCGACCTCGAGCACGGTCGCCCCGGTGGCACGCAGGTTGCGCACGAGCCGGTCCTCCTCCAGCTGCCCCGTCTCGAAGAGGCGCAGCAGGCGGCCGGAATGGCGCGCGGGCGTGATCCAGCGGAAATCATACCAGAGCGCCCGGGCACAGGATTTGCCAATGATCGACGCCCCAAGGTGATCGCGGAAGCCATCGCCCTGGCGGGCCTCATAATCGGCGTAGATCGACGTCAGCGTCGGCGAGGGGGCTTCGGGAAGTTCTGCCATCACAGACCCTCCCGTTCGCTGCGAGCCTGCGCCTCGGCCAGAATGCCATCCCAGGTCTCGGGCTCATGGCGTTCGCGCAGGATGCCGATCAGGGCGTCCTTCAGCTTTTCGCGACGACGGCGGCCGGTGCCTTGGGCCAAGAGTACCGCGCGTTCGCGGCACAGGTGGCGCAAGGCCGTGCGGGCCCGGTGGAACCAGTCCGGATCGATCGGCTTCTGGCCGCGCTGACGAGCCAGATCGGCCGTCGCGATCTGCGTGCGGATCTTGGAGATGGCATCGTCGAGTTCGATCAACCGCCGCTGGTCTTCAGGCAAGCCGGGGTTGGTCGCAGCCGGGGCTGCGTTCGTCATGTCAGTCATGGGAGTATCCTCAGATGCAGTTGCGCGCTGCCCCGTCAGTCAGGGTGCAGGACAGCGCGAAGGCTCAGCCCTTCTTGTTCCAGGGCGCGGAGGCCATCTTCAGCGGCACCGAAGAGCTGGCCGGATCGGGCGCGGGCTTCGCCGGACGGGCGGCCGGGGCCGAACCCCGCTCGGGCGGCAGGTAGGCGATCGCGTTGCTTTCGCCGTAGCCGTTCTTCGGCGGGCGGATTTTCACCTGGATCGTCATCGGGATCAGGTGCAGCTCCTCGCTGTCGCTGACATGCATCCGGCCGGTGGCGTGGCAGATCGCCGAGAGCGTGCGCTGCGCGATCTCCACCGTGGTCGGGTTCGGGTTCACCAGGTTCAGCTGGTCAAAGATCTTCCGCCCCTTGTGCTCGCCCTCGAGGATGTCGAGCATCAACCAGAGGAACTGACCCATGCCGTTCTTGGTGACGCGCATTTCGCTCTCGACGATCTGGGCGCGGTATTTGCCTGCGGGCAGCAGCTCGTAGGCGGTGGTGGGCTCGACGCTGGTGGCGTCGAAGGACGTGTCGAAACGTGCCATGGTCTTGTCCTTGTTCAGTTCATTGGGATTGGGGCATGGCCGCGAGGAACTCCGACCACATCAGCGGCAGGGTGTCTGGCAGGCCGTAACGGTTCTTGGCGAGGAAGGCGGGGCGCTCTTCGGTGTGCATGACGCGCGCACCGGACCCAAGCGCCCGGGTCACCTTCTTGTTGAAGCCGACATCTGATTTCGCGACCGAGATCTGATAGTTGGCGAAGAGCACCACGTCCGAATGCTCCTGCAGCAGCGCCGAGGCGCGGGCCTGCAGCTTGATCACATAGCGGTCGTAGGGCTCGTGTTCGGGGCTGTCGAAACGCTTGATGTCGGTATGGGCGATCTGGATGACCACCATGCCCTTGCGGTCCCGCAGCGCGTTGAGCCGGTCGAGATATTCGCGCCAGATGGTCAGCGCCTCGGCATAGCCCTTGCCAAACCCCGGCGCCTCGATCGAGGCCCAGCCGTTGCGCTTACAGGCCTCGGCCCAGATCAGCGGCTCCAGCCAGTCGACGCTGTCGACGACGACCGTGCCGAAATCGTGGTCCTCGTTCAGCAGCGCATCGAGCGCCTCGGCCACCTCCGCATAACTGGTCGCGAGCGGGAAATGCGGCACCTGCAGCTTGCCCAGGCCATCCTCGGTCATGAGGAAGACGGGCCGGTCGGCATCGGCTGCGAAGGTGGATTTGCCCACCCCGGCCACGCCGTGGATCAGGATGCGCGGCGGGGTCAGCACCGAGGTCGTGCGCAGGGACGCGAGCGAAATGGCCATCAGCGCACCTCCTCGTTCAGCACGAGGCGGAACTTCGGCTTGCCGGTGCGGACCGTGCGCGCGGGCTCGAAGCCCTTGCGCCAGCTTTCCGGCAATGCGCCATATTTGCGCTCGGAGACCGACAGCTTGGTTTCGATGAATTCCGCCGGGTCCTCGCCCGCCGAGGCGATGTTCTCGGCGATCTGCGCCAGCAACGCCTGATCCCAGTCGATGCGCTTGGGCAGTTCGGCGATCACGGTGACGCCGTCATCCTCGAACCGGATCGTGCCGGTGTCCTTGCCCGCCTCCTGGCGGGTGTCCTGGGCGCGGCCGGCGTATTTGAGGGAGATGGCCCCGTCGAGCCAGTCCGCGACCGACTTCGCCTGCGTCAGTTGCTCCTCCGCCGCGCCTTTCAGCAGCGCAAGCTGATCGGCGGGCAGCGCCGCGATCTGGCCCACGGGCATGCGGTGGATATCGGCCAGGGTGATGTGATTGGAGATCGTCATGTTCCGCCCCCTCACGCCGACATCGGACGATGGGGTTCGTGATCCACGCCGCGGATCTGCTCGGCCTCGAAGGCCTCGACATCCTCGAGCCGGTAGATCACCCGGCCGCCGAGCTTGATGAATTTCGGGCCTTCGCCCGTCCACCGCCAGCGCTCCAGCGTGCGGTGCGAAATGTTCCAGCGAGCCGCCAGCTCGATCTGGGAAAGGTGCCTGGTCGCCATGTGAACCTCCTTGGGATTTCTGCGAACGCTTGCGGGTTCAACATGGCGGAGGGGGTGGTAGGGCTGAGGGAGGGCACCGGTAGGGAAGCCGGTAGGAAAGTCACAAAAGCAAAAGGCCGCCCTGACGGACGGCCTTCAAAATGGCGATGGCTGATCGGATCAGGGCTCGATCCAACAGTTTCCGTCAGCATATTTGATGAACGAGCGCCAGTCGTCGCGACCGCTGAAAACCTTGGAGAACGCGTTCGTACTGTCCCCGTAGCCCGCCTCGAAAAGCACGACCGCGGTCCGGCACACAGGCGATCCCGACCAGTAGGCGTCGAACAGCAGCCCCAAGAGTTGTCGCTGCTTGTCGCTGCCGAAGGTGAGGGTTTCACCGCGCAGCCAGACGATGCCGTAGTCATCCGAATGATCGATCGGGAAACGACGCTGCACTTGTCCGGGGAACACCCGAGCCCCGAGGACTTGGGGCGAGATCGCGAGCTTCGCCGGATCACCCGCAACATCCGCCACGTTGATGATGTGGTTGCGCTTCTGGGCGGTCGCCGGGATACGCTCGCCGGGTGTGGAGGTCAGGATGATGCGGATTTCCTGAGGCGGCTTGCGCCCGATCAGCGCCTCGAGCTGTGCCCAGACCCCCGGATCGCCAAGCCGCCGGGCAAACCAGACGGGCACCGGGGCCTTCGCTCCGGCGAGCTTGATTGTTCCCACCTCCCAGATCAGATCCGAGACCAAGGGAGTCGGGCGGGAAGGCCCGGCGCGCTCGAACGCCACCAGCATCTTGGCAAGAGCCAGACCGTAGTCGACCCTGCACGCCGCGATGTCCTGATTGGCGACCTTGACCCAACGGCCGGTGCTGTCGTGATAGCCGAACGATTTCAACTCGGCCGACCAGGTCGCCTCGACCGGTTCATCCTCATAGTTGTCCATCGCGGCGACGACCGGGACATGCCCGCCCGACACCAACAGCTTGGCCGCGATCAAAGCGTCGGTCGCGCTGCGGGAAACCTGGTGCAACGCCGATGTCTGGAGAGACATGCTGCGGGCTTCCATGGCCCGCAGCAGAAGGTCGATCGCACGCTTACTCAAGGACGTCGCCTTCGTCGTTATCGTCCTTCAGGATGCCCCAGAGCCGCAGGTACTTCTCGCCGATCAGACGCTCTTGCGGCGTCATGTCCTTCAGGTTGCAGCCATGCGGCATGGTCACGGTCATCGACAGCGATTTGCCCCGCCCGCCATCGGGGCCCGGGTGGAACTTGATGGTGAAGCGCGCACGGGTGACAACCCATTCCGCCACGTCGCCGGTGCCACCCAAGACACGCGCGCCGCCACCGATGTCGAGGCCGATCCGGTGTTCCGCCATCTGCCAGATCGTCCGGTCCGCACCCGACATGGATTCGAGCGTGATGCGCTCCTTCGCATCGCCCAGATCCATCAGGCGCAATTCCTTGACGGTCACGCCCGCAATCCCGTCGGCCGGGTCAGTCGGGAAGTCGAAAGGCCGCAGCAGCATGCTGAGATCGTACTCGCGCAGCGGCAGCGACTGCTCTTCATCGAGGGTGATACCCAGCAGATCGCGCGCCATGTACCGGGTCAGATCGATCCGGTCCTCGCGCGTCTTGGCCACGACCTCGATCACGCCGGTGGCGGCCTCGTAGGTCAGCGCCGCCTCGAAGACCGGCTTCACGATCCGACGCGACAGGGTGCTGTTGGCGTCGAAGCCCAGCGTGTCCTCGGGACGCCCCTCGCGGTAGACCGCGACCTGGACCAGTTCGCATTCTTCACCCTCAAGGATCACCCGGTGGCGGTCGAAGATGTCGACATGGACGTTGGGCGTTTCGAACCGTTCGCGGATCGCGGCCGTGAATGCTGCGAGCGAGACCGGGTCTTTCTTCACCGCGAGATCGGGATCGACGCCGAACCCGCTCCACGACCGCCCCCGGCGGCGCTCATCATTGTAGCGCACCTCTTCGGCCAGGCGGAACCGGTCGTTCTCGTTGAGGAAAACCCAGAGTGAGCGGTTGTTGGCCCCCTCGAGCGTATCGAAGACCGCGCGGTTCACGACGACGTTCTGCAACGCGTTCTGGCCGGGCTCATCCGCCAGCGCCGCCACGCGGGCCGCATCGAGGACGACGCGCTGCTTTTCGTCATCGGACATGGCGTCGACGGCCTTGATCAGCGACTCTACCACCTCGGGCTCGGGCTTCGGCCAGTCGATGGGCGCAAGCGAGGTAAACCCGCCAGCAGTGAAGTAATCCTGCAGACGGATCACGGGGGTCTTGCGGAGGAACGCGGCGATGGCGGTCATGAGAGCCCTTTCTTTGGTCGGGGAGGAGGACGGAATCGCGAAAATGCGATACGATGTTGTTCGATATATACCGAACAAATCGCCACGTCTACTTGCGCGGCACAATTTTGTTCGGCATAGCGAACAAGCGTCCTGCAACCAAGGAAACCAAGGATGATACGATGACCACGTCCCTCGGCGCGAAGATCAAGCGCCACCGTCAGGAAAAGGGATATTCCCTCGACAAGCTCGCCGAGCTGACCGACTCCAGCAAGAGCTACCTCTGGGAACTCGAAAACCGCGATACGCGAAAACCGTCGGGCGAGAAGCTGACGAAGATCGCAGGAGCGCTGTCGGTCACTACAGATTACTTGCTCGACGACAACACCGAACCCGAAGAAGAGGTCTTCAAGGAGGCGTTCTACCGAAGCTTCAAAAAGCTCGACTTGGATGACCAAGAGAAAATCAAGCAGATGATCGACATGTGGGGAAAGAAGGATTGAGTCTGCCGACGACGCCTCAGAGCTGGGCCAACCGCCTGACGAAAATCCTGTCCGTGCATCAGGCGGTGCACGGGCTGCCGCGTTTCCCTATCGATGTTGCCGCGCTCGCGCAGGACTTCTCGCGTCAGGTCTTTCCGGACGCGCCAATCACGATGGTGCAAGGGCTGAAACTCTCTAAGGGCGTCGAAGGCATGCTGCTACCAAATCCGCATCGCGCGGGCGAGTGGGGCATCGTCTACAACGAGACCATCCGGTCGCCGGGGCGGCGCAACTTCACGCTGGCGCATGAGCTGGGGCACTACCTCCTGCACCGACAGGCCAATCCGGGCGGCCTGGAATGCACCAGCCGCAACATGGCCGACTGGGATGAGGCCCGGAACAGGATCGAAGCGGAGGCGAACACATTCGCCTCCTACCTGCTGATGCCCCTCGACGATTTCCGCGCGCAGATCAAAGGCCGGATCATCGACATCGACGTTATGACCGAGCTCGCGGATCGCTATGCCGTATCGCTGACCGCCGCGATCCTGAAATGGATGACCATCACCGACAAACGCGCGATGATCGTGGTCGGCAAGGAAGGCTTCATCGATTGGGCCTGGTCCAGCGAACCGCTGTTGAAGTCCGGGGTTTTCTACCGGGCGCGGCAAGCGGTGATCGAATTGCCGCCCGCCTCGCTTGCGGCGCAAGAGGTGGACGGGGATGAAGGGCGCTACGGCTGCCACCATCCGGGCGGCGTCTGGCCCGGCTCTGAACCGGTCCACGAGATGACTGTGTTCTCGCCCAGCAATGACCAGATGACGATCTCGCTTCTGCTCTACCCCGACCGCGCCCCATCGCGATGGGAAATGGGCGAACTCGAGGAAGAGCCGGTCCTCGACAGCTTCGACAAGTTCATGGACGGCCGGACCGGTTGATTCGCCACGACTGCCCGACCGCTAGGAGAGCGCAGGGACATTTCAGCTACGCAGGTTTTCGCCAAGGTGCGCAGCGACCGCATGAGGTCGTAATAAACTGATATACTTGATATTTTTCTGATTTCGCGACACATTTCGCCTATCACAACAGTCGCGAAAACCCGCCATGTCCATTCCCTCCGAAGACCCGGTTTCCGGGCCCAATCCTCTATGCCCTGAACGCATGTCCCCTGATGCCCGGCTTGCCGAGTTGGGCCGCATTCTCGCCGCGGGCGTCGTTCGCCTGAATGCCGGGAAGTCCAGTTCTTTATCGCCCGCCGACGGAGACAGTTCCGTGGACTACCCGCCCCGAAAGAGCGGTGGTCGTCGCAGGAAACGCATCCGTATCGGAGGAATTGATGAAGCATCACAGTAAGATAACGCCCCCCAAACCCGGGCAGGACGCGCGCATGGACCAAAGCGTCCTGTCGCGTATCGCCGCGCTCAAGACCATGTCGGTGAAAGAGCTGAAGACCGAATGGGAACGGCTCCTCGGCAGCGCCGCGCCGAATAACAGCCGCGCTTTTCTTGAGGCCCGCATCGCCTATCGCCTGCAGGAACTGACCTATGGCGGCCCTGATCACGAGACCCGCCGCATGCTGGACCTGCTTGCGGACGAGGTCGAGGGCGTCTCCCGCCGCAAGAACCAGATCGCGGATCCCCGCAATCCGGTGGCAGGTACCCGGCTGATCCGGGAATGGAACGGGGTCGAGCACACCATCACCGTGCTGAAGGACGGTTTTGAGTGGCAGGGCCGCAAATACAAGTCGCTCTCCGGCGTCGCGCGGGAAATCACCGGCGTGCGCTGGAACGGCTATCGCTTCTTCGGGCTGAAAGTCCGACCGCGGGAGGTTTGACCATGGACATGAACACACGCCCCGGCCGCCGCCTGCGCTGCGCCATCTACACCCGCAAGTCGAGCGAAGAAGGGCTCGACATGGAATTCAACAGCCTCGACGCCCAGCGGGAGGCCTGCGAGGCCTATATCGCCAGCCAGAAATCCGAGGGCTGGGTCGCCACCCGCGACCGCTACGACGACGGCGGCTTCTCGGGCGGCAATCTGGACCGGCCCGGCTTGAAGCAGCTGCTGGCCGACATCGACGACGGGCTGATCGACGTGGTCGTAGTCTACAAGATCGACCGGCTCAGCCGCGCGCTGATGGATTTCTCGAAGCTGGTCGAGGTCTTTGACCGCAACGGCGTCACCTTCGTCTCGGTCACGCAGTCCTTCAACACGACCACCTCGATGGGGCGGCTGACGCTGAACATCCTGCTCAGCTTCGCCCAGTTCGAACGCGAGGTCATCGGCGAACGCATCCGCGACAAGGTGGCCGCCTCGCGCAAGCGCGGGATCTGGATGGGGGGCTACGTGCCGCTCGGCTACGATGTGCAGGACCGCAAGCTGGTGATCAATGAGGTCGAGGCCGCCTCGGTGCGCCGGATCTTCGACCGGTTCGTCGAGCTCGGCTCGGCCACGATGCTGGCGAAGGAACTGCGACGGGAGGGGTTTCGCAGCAAGCAGGGCACGCTGATCGACAAGGGCTACCTTTATCGGGTGCTTCGCAATCGCGTCTATCGCGGCGAGGCCGTCCACAAGGGCAAGGCCTATCCGGGCGAGCACGAGGCCATCGTCACAGACAAGGTCTGGGATCAGGTCGACGCCATTCTGCAGGGCAACCGCCACGCGCGGTCCAGCAACAGCCGCATGCAGACGCCTGCGCCGCTGAAGGGCCTCATCTTCGCCGACACCGGCGCGGCCATGACCCCGACCGCGACCAAGAAACGCGGCAAACTCTACCGCTATTATGTGTCGATGGACGTGATCAAGAACCGAACGACGGAGGACGACAGCGGCTACGCTCAAGCACCGACCCGCTTGCCTGCGGGGATGGTCGAGGACGCCATCGTCACCGAGGTCCGGCGCATTCTGCAAACGCCCGAGGTGGTCACGCAGGTGCTGGCGGCGCTGAAGCGCGATCAGGTATCCGAAGCCGAGGCCATCGCGGCGCTGCATGATTTCAACACGCTCTGGGCGCAGCTGTTTCCGCTCGAACAGGCGCGGATCATCCAGCTTCTGGTCCGGCGCGTCACCGTCACCGCCGCCGGGCTCGAGGTCGACATTCGGCGCGAAGGTGTCGCGGGCGTGATCCGCGAGATGATCGCGCCGCGCGACATGGAGGCCGCCGAATGACCCGGAGCAACGACACCATCCGCGTGCTGATCCCCCTGAAGTTGCGCAAGAAGAACGGGCGGCCCAAGATCATGCCGCCCGCCGATTACAGCCTGAGTGAGGATCAGACGCAGGACCCGCACATCCTGCGCGCCATCGGCCGGGCATGGGGCTGGCGGCGGCGCATGGAGGCAGGTGAGTTCGCCACGATCCAGGAACTGGCCGAGGCCGTCGGTCTGGCCGAACGCCATGTCAGCCGCCAGTTGCGCCTCGCCTATCTGGCGCCAGAGGTCCTCAAACGTCTGACCTGCGGGCGCGAGGCGTCGGCGGTCAGCCTCTATGACCTGTGTTTTCTGGCAGGGGAGACATGGCAGGAGCAGGCTGAGCGAGTTTTAGACTCGACGCAAGCAAGCTAATATGCTGATTGACAGGGGTGCTAGCTTTGCAATTCTGCAGCTAGAAAATTCAGGAAGAACAAAGTGAAACGTGCTTCAATTTTTGCAACTACACTGGCAATTTTAGCCACCCCGGCATCTGCCCAGAATTGCCAAGTAATCGGCAATCAAACGTTCTGCGACAACGGCATCAATGCGCAGCAAATCGGTAACAACACCTTTTACTCGAACGGCGTTACCGATACCCATATCGGAAACAATACCTTTGGCTCAGATGGGTTCAACTCTCAGCGGGTAGGTAATAGCACCTTCTATAACGATGGCACATCATCGCAGACTATTGGCAATTCGACCTTCTTCAGCGATGGTTCGAGCTGTCAAACGATCGGCAATCAGGTCTTTTGCGATTAAACTGGCGTTTCGCCGACCCTCAATGAAAACTCGCCTGAAAGGACGTCGCGGTCAGCGAGACATGCGCGTCCAACGGCGGGTGCAGCTCAAACGCTTTCGGCTCGCGCGCGAAGTTCCACAGGCGGAACAGGGACCATTCCGAGCGCCGCTCCTCGGCCACAGCCAGTTCGTTGCGGCTGATATGAAAAGGCGTGCGCTCCCAGCCATTCGTCGTCTTCACCTCGATCAGGCGCGGACGGCCGTCCGGCGCGAAACTCGCGATGTCGTAGCCGGCGCCATCGCCGTCCTCCTCCGACACCCACCTGACCTTGCGCGCCAGATCGTCCCGGCCCGCTGATTTCAGGGCTGCACGCTCATGCGCCAGGACGCGTTCCTCACCGGCACGGCCGAGGGCGCGGTTTCGCTCGTCTCGCGCCGCGACATCGAATTTGCGGGCGATGTGCAGCATCTGCTCCAGTTCCTGCGGCGGCGGCTGGTTCGACAGCGTTGGCGGCGGCCCGATCCAGATCGGCTGCGCCTCCGCAAGGCCCGTCGGCGCTCCTGCACGCGAGTGGCGACCGAGCCACGCCGGGTTCAGCGCCAGCCAGCGCGCCACGGCATCCACCAGCGTCATCTGGAAATTGAAGGCAGGCTTGTAGCCCGGGATCCAGTCCTCGCCGAGCCCCTTCAGCACGGCGCTGATGTTCTGGTGCTTGAATTCGACCGATCCCTCGGACCGATCATCCAACAGCGGCAGAAGCCCGCGCCGGTGCTCGGCCTTGTTGTAGGGGCGACCAGAGACGTCGTCGGCCAGCATCGCGAAGTAATCCGCGACGATCAGGTCGTTCTCTTGATCTGTCCAGGCCCCGTTTGACAT